CAGAGTCTGACATGTCTGTGTGAGCTATATATTCCTTACAAAGTACACATTTCTGATTAAAGTTGGTCAAGTCTGTACGCTCCAGTTAAACCCCGTGTTAGTTTCCATTTCTGACCAAATATTTCTTTGCTTAAACCTTCTGCGCCTTCTAAAACAACCTGGCTCAGTGTCTTACCTGCATCGCATTTAGTAGCCCAATGCATACTTACTCCAGAAGAAGTTAAGGATTCTACAGAGGGATGTTTGAAAAGGATTATAGGAATAAAATATTTCATCCCATAATCCCCATCTTCTTTGTACTCCCATTCTAGATCGCCCTTTTCGCTGAACATTAGTTCTGCGTACTCACCTTTAGGAACTTCTGGCATGGTTACCGTTGGTCCAAATGATAGTTTCTTATTACTTACCATACCTTTCTTACAGTGAAAGTTCTATTTAATGAGATAACCCTATACTCAGAAATGGTTAAGTAGGCTACCCAATAATGGGTAGCATGGCCAAAACTGATACGTTCTTTCTAAGAACCACACTCACTTCAGAAGCTACACCTTCAACAGCGTATGTTTCTGATAATATTGATATAACTGGATATGTAGACGTACCACGTGGGCGCGTTTTAGTAGTAGATAATGCATATATTACTTATTCTACTGACGGACAAGGTGCAATTGTACCTGCTGATATAGGAACTGGGGCAGTTTCTAAACAAATGGGCGCACAATGTTGCTCAGAAGTACAGACTGCCCTCGTAGAAATGTCTAATAACTCCCTATTTGCACGTTCAAACATCTACGCAGCTAACAGTGCTACCGCTGTTATGTCGATGATGGTACAGACAGATGCCCTTAATCCGACCACATATGAGGCCGGTTTTATAATTCCGACCAATCAGATCCATTGTGGAGCCGCTACAGGTTCAGCCTGGGCAGGTCAATTAGACATTGGTTTCCTGTTTGAAGTTCATACAGAAAGGTTATCATTACAAAGAATTCAAGAATTATTGGTAAGTCTCACCGCTAACTAATATGGTTAGATACAAACCGTCTCAGTTCACTAAACGTGAACTAGAGATAATGGTATCAGCTCTAGCACTAGACAAAGGTTTAGACTTCCTTACTGGAGGTAAACTAAATAAAATTGGTCGTAAAGCAGCTGTACAAGTAGTTAAAAAAATACTACCTGCTGCATTAAGAGTGGCTGCAGTACCCGCTGCTAGTATAGCTAGGTCCGCGTTACCCCTAGCTTATAATCCATACATAGCGGGTACAGCCCTGGGGTTAGGCGCTTTACAAACAGAACCAGGACAAGATTTATTGGCCGCAGCTGCCGAGAGTGGCAGAGATACCAGGCGATCAGTGGATATGGCATTATTCAATATCCAGGCGTTAGGTGAAGAAAAGGTAAAGCGTACGAAGTCTAAATTTAATAAAATGGTTTCTAAAGGGATGAAAACAATAAAAGCTAGTACCACATACGGTAAAAAGGGCGTAATCAATGCCCCAAAGAAGGCTTTTAAGGCTGTTGTAGCGGCTGCGAGTGCAGTAACTAGGGGAAAAACAGTACCAAAAAGCGGACTAAAGCGTAAATTGATGCTTTTAATGAGGAGAATATAGATATGAAAGAATTCGTAATGAGAGGGCAAACAGCAAGCGGCTTAACACACACCATGAACTTTTCAGGGCATAAAGGAGATTATGGATTTAGATTAGTGGAGTTTCAGATATGGCCTAGTGTTAATATTGGCGGTGCAAGTGCTGAATTATCAGCCACAGTAACAGCAGATAAGACATTTGAAGATCCAGCTAACCCTAATTTTAATCATGAAGGGTTGATAGGTGTTGCAATGCTTAAAATTCACGAAACTGATTATAGACCAGGTTCTGCTATTGATGCTATTGTTAATGATACATTTATAATTACACAAGATGTGATTCTAGCTGTAGTAGATTTAGTAGCCGGAGCTCCAATGGCGGTTAACTGGCAGTGTAAATTTCTACCAGTTAAGTTATCATCTACCGAAGCTGCATTAACAAACTATAGACAGTTCAGTATATTCGATGATTAGATAAGGTTCAGGGGTTTGTAAGGTCGGTTAAGTTTCTTTCCGACCCTACTCCCTAACTTTGATTCTCCAATCCTTTAAAGTGCTTTAGAATCAAAGTGTGTCGCCATATTATCCACTTCAGGATGAACTAACCATACATGTGCGCATAGTTTTTTCCATCTTTCAGAGTCTGACATGTCTGTGTGAGCTATATATTCCTTACAAAGTACACATTTCTGATTAAAGTTGGTCAAGTCTGTACGCTCCAGTTAAACCCCGTGTTAGTTTCCATTTCTGACCAAATATTTCTTTGCTTAAACCTTCTGCG